ACCCTGCTAGTTTAGCTAACTCATCGTCATTATAAAAAGACAGATGTTCTTTGATCGCAAATCTATCATAGAAAGGCTGACTGAGACTTCCACCACTAGTAGTAGCACCAATCAATGTAAATACTGGAATATCAATAGTTTCAGCATTACCATCAACTATCATACTCAATTTAAAATCTTCCATTACTGGATAAAGAAATTCTTCTACTAGTTTTGGCAATCTATGGATTTCATCAATAAATAATACTGATCTAGGTGCCATACCAGTTAAATATGGAATAATATTTTTAATACTTCTTAGGTTGGCCGCATTAGCTGTATATAAATTAGTACCCATTTCCTGTGAAATTGCATTTGCTATGGTAGTTTTACCAAGGCCAGGAGGTCCATCTATTAAAATATGAGGAAGCACACTCGTAGACTGTTTGCATCCTATTACATTAACTTTGAGCCTCATAATAACATCAGACTGACCAATAATATCATCAAATTTTGATGGCCTTATACTATTTGACATATATATCTCCAATATTATTTTTGTAATTCAATTTGTCTTGGGTTCTTCGTTTTTAGGTTGTGAATCAGATATCCAAAATACAAAGTCATTAGACTTATCATCATATGCTGTTTCTATCAAACCCTTATTTACCAAACTATTTAAAATGTTACTAACCATTCTATCATTAAGAGCATGAACAATATTCATATATATTGATTCACTTACTAAGAATCTATTTTCTTTTGTTTTTTTATTAATTTGTTTTTTCAAAAATGGATTAATAATAGCTAATGATTCTTCATAAGATAATACTATATTCATTTCTGATTCATCATCAGTAGACATATTATTTATATTATCTAACATATCATCTATTACGTTTTGATCTTCTTCTGTAGTATTTTTGCCAAAACTTTGAAAAACCAAACGCCTTGAAGAATCAACAAATTCTTTTAAATCTTTTATTATAAACCATTCTTTATTCATTTTTATTTCCTAATTAAGTATATCAAATAGTCCTTGATAATAGACTGGTTGTTCTACAAAGTGTTTAGCGTGCGCTTGTAGATGTAATCTATATTCATTATTTATTGGATCAGATACGAAATATTTCTTTTTCCATATTGGACTACCCTGATAATTGGATCCCAAATACTGGAAGGAATTACCCTTCTCAGTATTGGAGTTCCAACTATTCACAGGAAACGACACAAAAGGAAAGCCAGGGATAGCAACATCTGATAGGGAATAATATAAGTCTATATCTTTAAAAAGATTATTGATTTGATCTATATCAAACTTAAAATAGAACTTGTATGGGTCATATTGATCATTATAATCATAATTATATTGATCATCATCATACTCATCATCTTCATCATATGGTTCGTTCATATTAAAATCCTTAAAAGTGAGGATGGAATCGAACCATCCAACGAGCCATACGGCACGTTACTCGTCCACAAGCCCACTTTACCTCCAACGATCAATAATTAATACTGATCGTTATAGTCCTCGTCATCTTCGTAAGGATCATAATCATCGTCATCATCTTCATCATCAAACTGATCCCAATAAGATTCATCTACATCATAATCTTCGTCATCATATTCCTCTTCATGTTCATCATAACTAAAATTAGATGAATAAAGAGGCTTGAGTAGTTCGCCTTGATACTCTCCGACCACTTCATATCGGCAAGTGCGAAGTTTCTCACAGTTGCAATCACTTGGTACACTAACAACATCACGCGGATTAATCTTTACGATAACAATACGATCACCACTTTCAACACTACCATAGCCAGCAACATAATTCAATGCACCAGCATGAAGTCCATCAGAACAACCTCTTGCACGATCATCGTCAACCTTTGCTCTCTGCATCTTAACTACCTGACCAACACTGTTATCAAATACGCCACGATACTTATCCTTAAAGTCCCCCCTTACTGCTTTATAGGCCAAGAAATGACCATCCTCAGTAACAGGTAGATGTTCATGCTCAAGAAAATCATAGAGTTCTTTTTGACTCTGCATACTAGGATTTTCCATAAGATTATTTAGAAAATTAACAAGAGGCTGAAATGGCAGACCCTTGCTCATAAACTCTAGAATACGCTTACTAATGCTACCATGAACAACTTCACCTTCATAAGTAACTTGACCATCCTTGATCTCAACTAGACCATCACTAAATGTAGCCACTGCCTTCTGAATATCTACAACCTTCAACAGTTCTTCCTCTGTAGCAGTAGGTAGGATATCGATAATCATCTTATAATTGAGATGATCTGGTAGAACCTGATAACTCTTATTATTAAGTACCAGCGTAAGATTACCATCAACAAACATAAACGGAACGCTCATAATTAAACTCCTTAGTGTGTTTAGTACCTGTGAAATTACTTAATCAAACTGCTCAACTGAATTCTGAACAAATCAACATTGTTATCATTCATCTGACTTAGCCAATCGTTATTATTAGAATAATAACTACGAGTAGCACTGTTCAAATTAGAGATTGGATTTTTATTATTCAGTTCTCTAAGTTGACCAGTTACCCTATGAGTTCCCATAATATACTTGATCATCGGGTTGTTGTCAACCTCAACCTTAATCATTTTTCTCAAATCTGACAACCTATCTAGACTGTGCTTGATCTTGTTGGTATCAGACTTAAATTGATTAATATAAGGTTCTGAAGTAGTATATAATACATTAAGCATACCGATTAGACTATTATATTCAATATTAGTGGAACGAATAGTCTTACTGTTAATAGTAGAGATGCCAATATTATTAAGCAGATCATTGATGTGCTTAAAATAGTCCTCGCTCTTGAATATATTAATATCATACTTATTCATATGAACAGTATTGCTAAAGTAGTCCATAATAATATACGAATCAATAGCCTTGACCATATTGGTATTCTTGATGAACTTCTTATATTCAAGACCAAAGATATTTAACATATGATAGGCGAATTGGTGAACAATATCACCTTCACTATACCAATTATATGAAACATTTTTATCTTTATCGTTAAATTCTTTACGACAAAATTCTACAACAGTATTGTAACCAGCAATATCTTCAAAACGATCTTTGACAACATTCTTGAGTTTATTTTTCAAAAAATCATTGAACAGAATTAGATTCTTTTCATCTTTTAGAATCTTGACAGTACTAGATTTAATAGCATATATCTTAGTGTCGCCAATCATATCTTTAATTAGATTTGATAGAAATTCATTTGCGAATAGACTATTGATAGATTCAAGATTCGGTAGTTCCTCATTAGCAAAAGTGCTATCACTTTGATAACGGAGAATAGGAACATATACGATATCATCCTCATCATCAAAAGAATCTAGTTCGTCTTGTGTTAGTGTCTTTAGGTATCTAGCATCATTGTATGGGTTGCTAATCGCCCCACTATCTTTAGATGCCCCATGAATAAAAAATACGTCTTGATCACTAACTCTGCCATTACTAGAACGAGAAGTAATGTTTCGTGGACTATTACTCTTGATCAAGTCCTTAAATTCTGAAATCTTAACGATATTTTCGGCACCAACATCAGCAATTAGATCCTCAAAACCTTTATTTGAATCATTGATATTCTTGCTATCAATCATTAGATAAGCAAAACAATCATTATCATTACAATAGCGAATAGCAATCTTCTTTGCAGTTTCTTCGCTCTTTACGTCGCAAACAAAAAATGTGAGTTTACCTGTTTTACGAGAACCATAATAATATTCTCCTTTACCAGAAAGAGTATTGATATGGATACTATTAGTCAGATAAACCATTCGTCTTGAACGATACCCAGCGGTTCTATAATTAATAGCATACAAATTTTTGTTAGCAGCAAATTTATATTCTAGATCATGCCCGGTATTAATATCATGTGACTTACCCTTGGCGTCTGTCCATGTAGCACCAACACCCCAACCACCAGCAAGATCATTCATAGCATAATAAGTCTGAATTGCCTCGACCTTGGTTTTAGCACCAGCAATTTTCTTACTGAATTCTTCCTTCATTTCCATGTAGATATCTTGAGTCTTACTACGAAGTGCCTTAATAACATCCTTCGTATACTGTAGACCCTCACGACTTACATCCATTTCAAGTTCACCAATATCAAAATCAAGTTCTAGATAAAGATTCTGGTTAAGAATTTCTGACACGAAGTTCTTCCAGTTATCAATGTCTGCCTTGCCAAATGCCCTATTCCATTTTTGGATATGGTCTGATTGTTCAGCCTTTTGCTCGCCAATCAATTGAGATACTACAACAGGATATGCAATATTCCCCATCAATGCAATAACACCACTATCAATATGATGATGAACATTTGGAAACTTATTTGTATCATTACTCAAACGACATACTCTCCAACCATCACCACTAATAACAATATTCTTATTGCTATAAGCATGATCCTTGAGAGATGGATTAACTCCACCCTCAATAATTGGCTTCATCTTAAAATAGTGGAAAATACGAATAGCCTTGCTACTAAACTCATTAAAATCATATTGCTTTACAGCAAAACTAATTTCAAGACCATTAGCCTCATTTGTGTCAGAAATATTGAACAGATTTAGTGCTGGAACACCGTTATCATCAATAGATGCAACATAAGTATACTTTTTGCCATTAAAATAAGAAGCAGTTGTAAAACTCTTGGTATAAGCAAAAGGACTCTTAGAACCTAGACCAAGACAACCAACAAAATCATTGCTATCATTCTTATTAGAAGCACCATATGTTGTATAAAGGTTCTCCATATCGGCTTGACTAAGACCAGTACCATAATCACGCACGCTAAAATTAGGATTAGCAGCAGTAGGCAGAGTAACCTTAAAAGGGTTCTTATTTCCCGCACTAATATGACTGTCATAAGCATTAGTAGACAGTTCACGAATAACCGCCATCACTTTATCTGAATACAGTGAATCAGACAAAATCTTAAACATTTTACTGGTTTGTGCAATTGTAAAACCCGATGCACTACGAACACCAGAACTATGAGTATCAATAACTCTATCTGCCAACTTCATCTTAATATCTCCAATGTTTCCTGTGAATCAACCCTGTGATGCTACGAGTATACCATCGGCAAACCCGCTTGTCAACCTTGATTCTTTTTTTGTTTTGTTCGCTGAATACTTATATATCCAAAGTAGATTGGTATTAATCCTATATACCATATTGGAATACCTATCGAACAGAACCAAATACCCTGAATTATAGATAGGATAGATAATAGATAAATAATAAAAGATGGAAAATTTAATCTAGATAATAAATATGCTAGTGGTCCAATAAGTAGCGTTACTAATATTATTAATGAAACTATGAACGCTAAACTAGCCACTAACTTTCATCCTCACGACTACTCCATTCATCATCTTGATAATCATCGTCATTATTTTCGTAATTAAAATTACGCTCATCATAAGGAGTCCAATCTTCTTCATCGTCTAACTCTTCTTCATTTTCGTCCACTTCTTCGATAAAAACAGTTATATTATTCAGCATTTCAAATACTTTTTCTAGAGTCTCGTCAATTCTAGATAGTTTATATTCTATAGTCTTGATTTGCTTACTAAGATCAGATATCTCTTTAGACAAACCCTTATCAAGATTATGTAGTTCTTTATTACTTTTCATTACTTCTTTCATTATACTATCAATGTCTCTTGACATGGTTTTCTCCTAGTTAAGTTTTTTATACTCTTTTATATCTCCATTTTCCAATATCTTATTATTTTCATAATTTTCGGCCACTCTTCTATAAAATTCTTGCTTTATATTTTCTAATACACCAGTTATCATAGCAATTTTATTATAAGATGGTTCTTTCATAAGACCTGCTAAAACCCTGCTAAAACAGTAATTTATTCGTCCCAAATAATTCTGAAAATCATGGGGATTATTTAATGATGTTTTATTATTATAGATACAATCTATCATTGAATCAATACAAATATCCAGGTCTGGTCTTTCTTCTTCTTTAATATATGGCATAATAATCCTCACATAAGCAGTTATATTTATTACATTCATTACAAAATGGGCCAGGAGTCCCCATACCCCAGGCATCACTTAAACTATCAAAACTTTCTTTTCCAGTATCTATGCAAACATATTTTTTATTAATTATACCAATATTATATTCGTGACAATCCCAAAAAGATAGTCGGGTCTTTTTACGAATATCATCAACTAGTTTTTGTATCTTTTGACGAGATAATTTTTTTCTAATTTTAACAATTTGAGTCAAAAATCCCCAGCCAGTATATTCAAGCCACCTATCTCCATAGAAAGATCTATTCTCTATTTGTATTTGACAAATTTTACCATAAACTTTTGGTGCTAAACCAAGTTTTGCTAATTTTAGTTGTGTTTTATATGCAAAAGTGGCATCTTTTTTTGAAAAAAACTCTTTGAACCCTATTGTTTTAGATTCTTTTAAAGTATAAAATCCTGCTGAACCACCCTCGTCTGTGAGGAATTTTGCAGTAAATTTAGTCCTCATGGTTTTCTTTTTTATAAATAGGCACTTCTGTTTCGGTTATTTTATTCCCAGTC